GCTTTACCTATTGTGCATTGTATTACAAAATACAAAACAAAGAATGCTAGTATTAAAGGTTTAATTTTATTAGTCATTCTCTGTATCTAATATTTTAATCTCTATAGCCTCATCTATTACTTGTCTTTTTTTCATACGTTTAATATATGTTTTATGATCAGGTCTTTCATGGTCATATTTTTTCCATAAGACTAATGCGTCTCTACCTATTTTACCATCAATTGGACAAGGTGTACCTGCTTGTATCATAGATTCAAACACTCTCTCATCTTGACATAGAATAGCAACTGCTGCAACCTTCATACCAAAGTCATTTAGTATTCTAGATAATTTTAATCGTTCACAATTTTTATCTATAAAATGTTTACCACCCGTTATACCTATACCGAATGTTTGTATTCCTGCTGATGCACCTGTGCTACATACATCTTGTGTCATAGAATTATATGACGGAGCTGATGCTGTTGGCGGTGCTGATCTTATATTAGAATTACTTGTGCTATTTGTAGTTGTGGCAGATGAAGACCCTGATTGATATGTAGTTGCACCACCGGTATAACCTCCTTCGATTGATGTGTTAGATCCACTTACATTGCTTTGAGTTTCTGCAGATTTAATATTTGTTTCTAGATTAAAAATAAATAATAAAAAAACAGCCCATATTAGTAATGTTAATTTTTTTAAAGATTCCAACCTGCCTTTAACAGGGTTAGTTAAGATTAAAGGTTTTTTTCTCATCTACAACCCCAATACTATTTTTTTAATACTTGTACTACCATCAATGTTAGTTTCTAACTCTGCTCTAGTCTTAATACATTTAAACTCTGTTTGTGCAGAAGCTGTACGAGTAGCAAGACGTTTGCCTTTTAAACACTCTGACATAGAAGGCTGTATTCTATGTTCTTTAATTTCAGCACCTACAAACATTAATAAAGCCACAACAGTTTCAATCATTAGTGTGCTCCATTTCCATTTTTTCTAACTTTATCTTTTAAGTGCTCAACATCTATTAAAGTTTTTTCTAACTGTTCTCTTATAAATTGTATGTTAACTTTGTTAGTCATGTTTTGCTCTTGTGTTTTTTCTAATTTTTCTACCGTTTTATATATGTCTTCTATCAACATAAATTGTTCTTGGTCAGTTGGTTTTTGTTCTGATTTTTTAAGTAAGTCAGCTTGAAATAATTCTCTTGATGTCTCTAAACTTGTAAGTCTTGATGTAACTTCTGTGTATGCAAATACTCCCATAGCTACAGCTACAACAATACCAATCATATTTTTCATTGGCATACTTACTGATGTATTTTCAGATATTTTCATTAGCACTCACACTTATCACAGGTACAAACTCCGTACTCATCTGAATGAAGTTCTTCTGCACAGTGACAATCATGTTTGCATTTTTCACAAATCTTTTCATGAACACTAAATAACCATTCAGTATACTTTATCCACATTTTTTTTAATGAATTAATCACGTTGTCTCCTTATTTAATAAATAAAATTATAATAGAAGAAACCACTACACATCTATATATTAAGACTATTTTATCTTCTTTTGGGTAGTCTTTAACTTTAGTGTACCAATTGTTTAAATATTTAATCATTTTTTTTCTCCTCAATTTCGTAGAAAAAATTATCAGTGTCTTCTGTTTTCCATTGACCTGTATCTTCTACATTCCATTCACTTGTTTGTACCTTCCAATCAGGAATAGTATCTTTCACTGTGAAAGAAGGTAAGTCCCATATACATCTATTGTTTGGCTGAGCCGCATAGTTCCCATCGTCTAGAGCTATGATGTGCGCACATTTATGTTCGTGCGGAATTTCCGAATGATCGGCGTCTAACATATTAACATCTGGGTGAGCCCAGTCAATGGTAAATAAGTATTTACCATGATGCCATTTTTTGTCTTTACCTATGTATTTGCCTGAAGCAGCGCTTAAAATATCCCAACGATTAACAGCAGGATGATAAGAAAAAGAATTCCAGAGCTGAAGTTCATCAAGTCTTTTAATGGGAACAGACTCCGGTTGAAAACCACGTTGAATAAAAGCCGAAATTGGTAGCCTATAAAAAATTGCGCCATTTTCCATAATAGCGTGAAAAAGTATACCACGTCCAGTAATACTTGATATACCGAATATAATACAATCTTCAACTTCTCCATGATGTTTTTTACAGTCATATAGATACTCTCTTTTTATTTGTGCGTATGTTGCTGGTATATTTGCATTTAAGTAAGCCATAATTTATCATTTTATATCTCCCCAATTGTCACCAAATTCATAATCTACTTTATTGGGAATTTTTAGTTTAACAGCATTTTCCATAATCTCAACAATTTTTTTAGCTTGTTTATCAGATTCTACAGATATGTCTAATTCATCATGAATTTGTATGTGTGGTACAATGCCCTCATTATATAAATCTAACATAGCTTTCTTCGTCATGTCAGCCGCTGAACCTTGTATTAATTTGTTTAATGCTTTGTAAGTCCAACATCTTTTTATTCCAAAGTATTTTCCTTTTCCTCCGTTTTCTTTTGTCTTATCTGTTCGTTCTTTTGCCTCAGCTAAAGCTTCTGCTTTAGTCATAGGTGAAGACATTACACCAGGTCTAAACTCATCTATCTCCCATTTATTAAATCTACATCTACGTCCTAATAAAGTTCCTATTGAACCGTTTTTAGCTGCAAGTCTGGACGTGGCATTCATTAGTTCTTTCACAAAAGGAACACTATCGTGGTATTTATCAAATAGTTTTTCTGCTTCTTCTTTAGTTCCTAATCCTAATTCTGCTTGTAATTTAGCTTTACCCATTCCGTAAAACAAACCTAAATTAATTGTTTTAGCTTGGGTACGAGATATGTTTGCCATATCTGCAACTGTCTTGTGAAAATCTACACTGTTAGAATTAAATTTAGATACTATATCTGATACAGAGCTATCAAAACTTATTGGTTCAGTTGTAGCTGCATAATGCACAACAAGTCTCGGTTCTTGCTGACTGTAATCAAAACAACCCCATTTACAGTTTTCTTCTGGTATAAATAAAGATCTAATTAAAGGACCTAACTCTTTATTTCTTGCGGGTATCTGTTGTAGATTTGGATTAGAGTATGAGAATCTACCTGTTACTGTTCCGCCACTATCTGATCTGATAGGGTTTATATCTGCATGTATTCTTCCTTTATGTGTAAATCTTAATATAGAATCTATAAAAGTAGAATGAGATTTATTTACTTCTCTTGCTTGTGCAATTTTTTTAACTATTGGGTGAGGATGTTTAGATAAATAATTTTTGGTAAAAGAAGGAGCTTTAGATACAGCTGTAGTTTCATATTTTAATTTTAATTTATCAAAAACTTTTGCCACGCTTCTCGCTGCCATAAGCTGGACATCTATTCCTGTTTCATTTTTTATCTCTAATAGTAGTTTCTTTTCTTTTAATATAAGTGTCTTTTTTAAATCATGTGCTTTCTCAACATCTACTCTTACTCCTTTAAATTTCATATCAATTAAACAAGGAAATAACTGAGTCTCTAAATTAAATACATCATGTAGTTTTTGACTTCCTAATTCTTTAGACAACACTTCAAATAATTCTAAAGTAAGTTCTGCATCTTTCTCTGCATAAGAACCTACATACATTGCAGGTAGTTTATACATTTCTGATTTTGCATCTATTCCCCAAGAGTCTGCAGTTTCTCTTAATACTGCTTCACTTTTAGTTTTTCCTAAGTAATCAAACGATACACTATTTAAACTATACCATAATCTATTCTCATCTATTAAAGATGCCATAACCATAGTATCAACAATAAAACCATTTATAGGTATTCCATATGCTCTTAACCAACATACATCATACATTGCGTTATGAAATATTTTTGTAGCAGAAGTTGCACATACTTCTTTAACCCAATCTAAAACTGTTCTCTTATCTAAATTACCTCCACCTTCGTGTTCTATTGGATAGTAAGCTGACCATCCTTTAGTTGCTACAGCTATACCTACAATCTTTCCTTCTCCTATGACTGCACCAGATCCTTTTGATTTTAAATTTGGATCTTTTGTTTCTAAGTCAATAGCTATATATTTTTCCTTACTTAAATCAGGAAAGCTATCAGGACATATCCATTCTTTTGGAGCTTCAAACATTATGAGTAATCCCTTTCAAGTATCATTTCTAAGTAGTGTATTGCTTTATCGATGTCTTGTTCTTTTCCTTTCGCTGCATGTCTGCATATATATTTTATAGCTGATCCTTCTGCAAAAGGCAAACGGTTCTCATTTATAAATTGACTAGGTTGAATCTTCATATTTTTATAATGAGATCCTCCTACTTGTTTTTTGTACGCTGTCATTATATTGGGTCTCCTATGTTATATTGATAATCTGAAGTAGGTTGCATAAGATAAAGATTTTCTTTTGCTCTTGTAACTCCAACAAAAAATATTCTATGTTCAGTGTCTGGGTCTCTTCTTGCTGACTCATATATTATATTTTCTATGTCTGTATATAGAACTACATTATCGCATTCTTCTCCCTTTACTCCGTGAATTGTAGAAAGTTTTATTCTTGCATCTTTCATTAGATCATCTCCTTCACGTAATAAACTTTTAATATAAATAATACTTTCTTCTGGAATATGTAACTGCTCCCAGCTTCCCGTTACTAGCAGACCGTGATCAGATTTTAATTTATCTAAGTCTACTGAGCTTATATTTGCTAGACTATTACCACTAGCAAAACCATGTTTTACATGGCCTTTATTGTAATTTAAATACTCATAAACTTTTTGTGCTTCTTCTCCACTAACAGTAGCACCTTTATTTAATCTATCCCAAACTCTATATGCCTCTATTAATTCTTTAGGTAATATATTGTTTACCTTACTATCAAACCTAAAATTTAAAGAAGATAGATGTTCTGCAATAGGCTCTAGCATTTTATTTGTTCGAGTCAATATCATCCATTTTTCTGTACTAAAATCTAAATTTTCTAAATAACAATTCTCAATAATCTTACCTTCTTCATCTCTAGGCTCCCATTTTTTCTCCATTCTATTTTGAATATTGTTTAAAATGCTTACAGCCTTTTCATGTATTAACCTTGGAACTCTTCTAGATTTTATTAAAGAATCTTTTTTTCCTTCTAAATTTATAAATATACTTGGATCAGCTCCTTGAAAAGTGTAAATAGTTTGGTCATCATCCCCCGCAATGTACGATCTTTCACATCTTGATTCGATATAAAAAAACATATCCCATTGCAGAGGACTCAGATCCTGTGCTTCATCAAGAAAGACTACTTGTAAGTTGGGGCACTTATCTTTCTCGACAAATTTTGTAATCATGTCACAATACTCAACCATCCCTGTATGATCTTTATATGATTCTAAATCTTGATTAATTTGAAAGGTTAAATCAACATCTACATACTCATGTAAATCTAATTCTACTGCTGCATCTATTAATGTAATTTTTTTAGATCTTGAATAATCTATAATTTTCATGTGATTATTTTGATATTGTGGAATACCATTAGGACTTATTTTTGTTTCAAAAGACATGTCCCTACAAACTTGAGAAAAGTTTTTAAAAGATTTCCACTTAGATCCTTTTAATAGCCGAGTCTTTGTATCTATTTTTAATGCTTGTCTTCCCATAGCATGCATTGTAGATACATATTCAAAATCTAATTTAGGAAATTTATCTTCTATTCTTTTCTCAGCTTCCAATGTTGCAGCTCTACTAAAGGTTATGTAGGCTATTTTACTAGGGTTTACTCCATTTTTTATCTCTTGATCTAAATAAGTATTTATTAGTTTATAGGTCTTACCTGTACCGGGAGGACCTGGAATTATTGTTCTCATGCAAAAGGTTCATCTTTCATTTTAGTTTTTCTTACATTGGGTCTTTCTAATTTAACAATATCCATTTTTATTATTCTAGTATTTTTACCGTCTATACTCTTAACTAATTCTATCGTACTAAATAGTTCTTCTAAAAGTCTCATTGTTTTTTGTTTAGGATAAGTTTTATCTGGCCACGATTTAGTTCTTTGCAAGTATCTCCAAAAATCTTTAAACTTAAAATAACTGTCTTTTTCGTCTGAATAGGGTAAACCTCTTTTAATATCGTTTATATCTTTACCTGGAGCTTTGTTAATAAAATCTGCTAACAGTTCTCTTACTTGAACATTTATTTTAGAAGACTCTGGTGCAGGTACATGACCTAAATTTTTAAATAAATGAACTAACATCTTTCTCCATATAATTTTTCCTACAGGAAGCATAGGTCTATTAAGCTGATTCATAGAAGATATAGAAAACTTTTCAGAATCATGTAGTGTCATGTCATCTACTTCAACACTTTCTCCATCTATAGTTACAAAATATATTGGAGGATCTGAATCATATTTTCTTATTTCTGTTATCTCTGGACTAGGTGCTCCATCTCCAACACCAAATTCTTGCAATACACATAGCTTAGAATTACAAAAAGATTGAATAGGTTCGTCTTTACATTTATATTGGTATTCTTTCTTATCAACTGATTTTATTAAAATTTGTATTTCATTTCTTTCTAAAGGAGGAGTACAATATTTTTTATTATAGTCATGCATTTTTAAATCCCAATCTGAAGAAAATCTTTTTTTAAGATAAACTCCAAAGTTATACATAGCATTGTTTCTTTGTCCGTTTGGAATACCTTCTTTTGATATTGCAATTAAACAAGGTGGTGCTCCTTTTAAAGGATCACTTTCATCTTTATCTTGCTGTTTTTCTTTTCTTATCTCAGCTAACTGTTTTTCTGAAAGTGAATATCTTGAATAAGCAAATAAAAATTGTGTTAAACTTAATTTGTTTCCCTCATCATCAAAAGCATACCTAACTGTATTATCTGATCCATGATAAGGTAAGTTTAAAAAACTACCTGTATCTCCTCTGTCTGCTCTAATATAATCTTGTTTAGGAAATATCTCTGCTCTAGCGTGTCCTAATTCAGCAGCAATCTTTTTTAATCTATCTCTCATTAAACTTGCTGGAACAAAGTCTTTAGTAAATAAAAATGCATGAGCACCACCTGATTTTGATCTAAATAAAATCATAGGTATATTTTTATCTCTTATTTTTTTAATAAAACTTTTATGATCAAAAGGGTAAGTATCTATATCTATACATCCCCATTTACATTTATTATCTTCTCTAATAGGAACAATACCTAAAGCTGGATCTTCTCCATCAAGATGTGCTTGCCACAACTTATCTGTAGGTGGATTTTTTATAGTAAATGATTTTGTCTGATGTTTTCCATTTTCTGAAAAGTCATCAGTCTTTTTAGTTTGTCCGTATGCTATCTCCAAACCAGAGAATACTTGTTTAAATCTTTCTAACATTTGCCCCGTTTATTTTTATGAGAGGCTTTAGTCTCCCAAAGCCTCCCCATGCATGATCCAGATTATTGTTTATTTTTAGATAAACTTAGATAGAACTGCTTAGCTCTCTCATATAGACCGCTGTTACTTACAGGGCCTATTTTCTGAATATTGTATCCGTACCATTGATTTCCTTTACCAGAATTCAATACTGTACTTAATTTATAAATGTGGCTAAAACATGCTGGTGTATACACACCATCTTTACCATCCATTGTGATAGACATCATCATAGAGTTCCATTTTCTACTTATTTTACCTTGAGAAGAACTCATAGATATTAAAGCAGTTTCAGTAGCTCCATCAGCACTTGCAACTATTACATAGTGTTGACCGACCGTAAGAATGTAGTTTCCATTCTCTAATCTATCTTTACCCATACCATCTTTGGTTGTTTTAGATAAAATATCCGAATCATCTGCGTATATGTTTTCTGGTCTACCTGAACCAGTTCCAAAATCAGACCATTCTTGATACTCTAACTTATAATGGCAAGGAATAACGTCTACTCCTTTTGCTCCGTCATACAATTTTTTAGTAACTGTATTTAAAAGCATTCCAGGTTCAGCACCTTCTACGTAATTTTGATTACGTTTCTGTGCTTCTCCAGAACCATTTTGTAAAAGTTTTAAGATTGGTAAAGCCAAACTTGTTGACTTAACGTTCTCAAAACCTGAAGATGAATCTTCTTCGAAC